TCGGCTTCCATGTTAACAGAGAGGTCCGCTTTCCATGCATCGAGCATGTACTCACGGAGTGCGTTCTTGTGTACGGGTTTACGTACAGGACGGCTACCTTTATAGGGTTGAGAAACAGCAACCTCATTTCTGAAGTTACTGCTTCCGGTAAGGAACAGCTTGTGATTATCGTAATGCTCAGACAGATCAGAGATAAGCTCAGAGATATAGTTAGCCATAGTCTGGATTGCTATTCTCTCTGGCTCATCGTCACAGGCAAAGCCAACACGATAGACAAGCATGTCACCGTCGATGAGTATCACACGGCTTCCTCTAGATCGAAGTCAGGCATGTACTCTACGACGTTAGAGATAACCATACGTCGCAGTGAAGGTGAACGACCCTTCTTCTTCATGTACTCCCAGTCGTAGTAAGTAACAAGACACTTAGCTTCTGACCCGTTAGCAACGACAACGCCCATCTCAGGATCGTCGTCCTCGTCAGTAGGAGTGCGTCCCTTGATTAGCAACTCGCTACCGTCAGGCTTGAATGCACGATACTTGTTCTTTGACTTACAGGTGATGTAGTAGCCACGGTCGTCACCCTTGTTGTTTACGTTGACACCCATGTCTTCGAGTGCTGTTACTGCCTCGTCTGACAACAGAGCTAAGTCTACTGTGTACTTACCAGCTAACTCATTCTTGTGGGTAAGGTTAGGCCAGAACAGTTGGCATTTAATGTTGATGTTTGCTTCGCTCATATTAACTCCAGTTAATTTTACAAGTAATATTATACCACACTTTTGCAGATTGTGCTAATGCGTTTCGGCCCAATTACTACCAATACGATACTCACCATCCAGTGGGCAGTTAAGGTTGAAGGTTTCGCCAGCCTGAATGATAGCCTGTACCGCAGACTTACCTACGTACTCAGCGTCTTCAGGATGACACTCTATTTGCCACTCATCGTGGACTTGTGCTACTAGCTTGAAGTCTACATGCTCAAGTAATTCATACAGGTGTATCACTGCCTGTTTCATTACGACAGCACCTGCTCCTTGCAGTAATGTATTCAACGCAGCATGAGCAGAACGAACACGTAGTCGTCTACCATCTAGGCCGTCAAGAAACCTAGAGTCTGCTTGCGTTGTTACGTCCTCCCTCAGTCGTGCAAGAGAAGGGACGTTTCTTAAGAATGTTTCTTTTAGTCTGGCACCAAGCTGTGCACTACCACCTACAACAGATCCTATCTTTGCATTTCCAGCGCCGTACAGGAATGCATAGATGAATGTCTTAGCTTGCGCCCTAGTCTTTAGTCCAGCCGCTTGTTGATTAGCTGTGTGTATATCTCCTTCTAAGATTTCTTTCGTGTAGCCCTCGCTATCCATGTAGTGAGCCAGCATCCTAAGTTCCAAACCAGATGCGTCAGCCCCAACGAGAACACGGTCAGGAGGAACAATAAAAAGCTTGCGGCAATCGCTACCGTACTCTGCATAAACAGCAGGAACTTGCGCCAGATTAGGACTAGAATGCGCCATGCGTCCTGTAACAGCCCCGATGTGTTTGACCCTTCCATATATCCTTCCTTTGTTTTCTGCCTTGATCCACGACAGTACTTGAGAATGTCTCTTCTGCAACAGCAGATACTCAAGCACCGTCTTTGCTTCAGGTACGTGTAGGTTCTTCTTGAGAGTAGACTCATCCACCTTTGGTTTACCTGATGGTGTCTTCTCTTTCCATACTGCACCCTTCTTCTCTAGCCTTTCAGCTATCTGTTGCCTAGACCCTACGTTGAAGTGAGTGTACCTCACAGGTAATGGCTTACCTGATGTCTTGTGATACCTCTGCTCTTCAGCTATGGGTGGGAATACATTCTGCAATGCAGCCTCGATACCCAGCATCTTAGTCTCTAACCGTCGTTCTAATTGCTTTGCATCAGAAGCATTGAACGCAAAGCCATTGTCTTCTTGATCCTTGCATATATGTGCGACAGCATGTTCAAGGTAAACACTGGTGTCAGAGAAGCCGAACATCTGTAACTGAAGACATAACATCTCATACAGCTTCTCAGTCACTGACACGTCACGCATACAGTACTTTATCATCTCCTCAGACAACTGAGACCAGTCATCGTGATCGCCCTTGGGTAGACGTAGTTTCTCTCCCCACGTAGCGAGACTGTGGCCTCCCTGTACATCAGGATGGAACAGCCTAGACATAACCAACGTATCAACAACACGCTCAGGATGTATCTCAATGTCCCATAGCTTTTTCAGTACAGGTCCGTCAAAGCCTATGTAGTTGTGACCACATACGTGACCACCCCTAGCTAGTTCCTCGAACAGTGACTGCCTACAGGTATGGAGACAGTGATCCTCGTTTGGCCTCTTGGTTACAACACAGTGTATTACCGATGGCTGGAGACCATCCGTTTCTATATCCAAGAACACTATATTCGTAGTAGGCAATGTCCAAGTCTTCTCTCTCTGTAAGTTCTCTACCATTGGTCTTCATCTCCATATTCTGTTCCTGTGTAACTATCCAGTTCCCCATCTTCGACATCATACGACTCCTCTATGTCTGATAAATGTGCGTAGTCTAAGTTACCTTCGATGGTAACGTCATCTTCAATTAAGAATTTACTACAAGTACCGCATAAGTCAACAAACTCTTTTGAGTCAGTGAACTTGCGCGTCATCTCGAACTCGTTAAGTAACTTGTTGCATGCAATACATCTCACTCCATCATCTCCGTCAGTCTGCCAGTGTCTTTATTATACAGTAACGAACACGCTGGTCCAGTCATACCACTGAACCTGTTCTTCAGTACCCTGATGCTGGTTGTGTTACGTACCATCTTATCTTCTGCTTGTGCATTACGTTCTAGTCCAAGAACAATATCAGACAACTGAGCAATTGAAGCACTGCCACGAAGCTGACCCAAACTAGTAACTGCTCCATCCTCATGCCCTTTTCCTTCTGGTCTGCGTAGGTGACTAACAACAAACATACATATCTCCATCTCCTGACAGAACATACGGAGCTTGGTCATGATCTCATCAAGGGCTTTACGTTCATCGCCATTGGCTTGATCTGATACCAGAATGGATATGTGGTCGAGGATGATGTACCTAACACCTAGTACCTTGACTTGATAGCGGAACCTAGCCAGCACATTCTCGATCTGATTAGAGCCGAACGAATCCCATAACACAACACGATCATCCAGATCCAACGCATTGAATACGTACTCTACCTCATCTGGGGAGTAATCACATCCGGGTAGGTGTATTGGTTTGTTGATCTGTAGACCCACTAGTCCACGGGCAGTACGGTTGGGTGTCTCCTCAAGAAAAGCTAGACCTATCCTCTCATTAGTTTGTGATGCGATAGAGAACACTAGCTCACGCATAAAGGTTGACTTACCTAAGCCAGACCCAGAACAGATTGTCACTAGCTCAGTAGGTCTAACACCGAACGTCATGTCATCCAGTCCCTTGTATGGGTAGCGCACCTCTGCCTCAATCAGTGGCTTCTTCAGTGCCTCACGGAGTGACCCTATCATCACCATGCCATCAGGGGTATACACCTTTGCAGCCCACCATCGCTTGATGAAGTCATCCTTGTCGGCGTTCATCAGGTAGTCCGATGCATCCTTATGCTCACCGTGCTGGTAGATCTTTGCCTTACCACCAAACAGATCAGCACACTCATGCGCCGCTTTCTTACCATGCTCGTCGTTGTCGTAGCAGAAGATGATGTTGTCGAACCTATCGAGGAACTCATACGCCCTGCGACAATCCGCCGCCGCACCCTGTGCACCATTACGAATAGAGACTACTGGGTACTTGTCACCGAACATCTGATACGCAGACAGGGCATCCATCTCACCTTCCACTACGGTTATGTACTGACCACCAGATGGGAACAGGTACTGACCAAACAGCCCAGCCTTCTTCCAGTCTCCTTCGATCTTAAACTTCTTATCCGGTGTACGTTTTTTAACCGCAGTTAATTCACCGTCAGGAGTGTGGTAGCCGAAGTGTACGTCCTCACCGCATAGTGTAGTGGAGTACTTCTCCATTGTACGTGCATCGAGACCCCTGTCCTGTAAGCTCCTGTGTGCCCCTCTAAGCTCCATTACAGGAACCCTCTGCTCAGGTACACGATAGTCGTTAATGTCTCTCACAGAGCCTCCTGTGCCGTCTGGTGACGGGGTAAACGTGGCACATGCGAAACAATAGCTTGAGCCATCCTCATTGTAGGACAACGCATCACTAGAACCACAATCATTACACTTCTGGTGCAACTCAGTGAAAGCCATCAGTGCACCTCCGTACTAGTACCGAAACGAGAAAGATAACGAGCTTCTAACTCAACATCGTTTAACGAATCAAACTCCATTGCAAAAAGATTAAAAAGAGTGTTCATCGCCTCCATGTAATTAACACTGTACATGTGGTCATCAGTTAACTCTTCAACCATACGTTGCCTGTCTTCTGTTTTCATATCACCTCCTATAAGTAATATGTATTATTAATACTTAGTACTAATGCATAGTACTTACTGTATAGACTATATAGAATATTGTACCACACCACGCTTCTTTTTGGCGGTACTCTTCTTGTGACTTTTGACACTTGATTTACAGCGCGGCTTATGATTTCTGACGTACCGCTGTGTATCTCTCCCCATAATAATCCTCTCTATCGTCGTTGATATGTTCCAAGAAAGTACGCAATTTACCAGAACGTTTGAGTTTCTGCAACGCACTGTATTCTATTGCACGTACCGTTGTCCTACTAACACCTAGCTCATCAGCGATTTCCTGATGTGTCATGTGATAGTCAAGGTAGTTACCTCGCTTCTTCAATATCCCTCTCCTCCTTGTACTTACCGATGTCGTCCTCGTAGTACTCATCTGCATAGTCCCACTTACACCGGTCACTGTCTTGATCCCAGTACTCTTGGTACTCATCGTGCCACACTTCCCACGTCTCACGTCCCATAGAAACCTCCCCCAATACCCAGACACATCACTTTACATGCTCGACAATAACGTCTGTCGTCTCACGCTTATAACATAATAAACAATCCATACACTTCTGTCCAGTACAGTTAGCCTCACCGTCATACGACTCCGACACGTTGTTGAATACACGGTCGAACCCACGCGGTGGAGATTCCATCACGTTATCTATCTTCGGATTACTATAAACAAGAAGCATATTACTAGGTACTAGATGCAGATTAGGACGTACTAGGTTCACACGCTTAGTCCACAACGCAAAGGTAGAGTGCTTGTTGTCACTAGCTATCGCACATAAATTACGGAAGTGCTGCTCATTTATTAGCTCTCCATGCCCATGAAACCGCACGAATGCACCGGAGGTACGAGGCAGAATGAACTCAGCATCACTCGCAAGTACGTCACTATTCCTCTGGAACGCTGGTTGGCAGTTCTTCCTATAACTAGAAAGCATACTCATGC